TTTAGCATTAGTATCGTAACTATCTGCTGCTGGATCAAAAACAGTTGGATCATATATTGGTATTGTTCCATTGAGTAAATAACCCCATTTAGGTTTTAATGGTTTTGATAAATAATCTATAGCAACGCCTGTAGTCACTGTATCTGGATAAACTCTAACACCTGTTTTTAATAATGTATATATTGGTTGCTTTGCAACTGGATGCGTTAAAGGTGATTGTGTTAAATACTTAATTTCTCCATGCGAAGAATGATCTGCTGAAATACCATCAACACTTACTATGCCTAATTTGTAAAAATCTTCAGGATATGGAAATAAAATTCCAGCTTTTGTTAACGTACCTTCTTTATAAAAAGCCGAAATCTTTTGTGCTACTGTAAGTTTAGGATTTGAAAAATCACTTTCAACATTACTTCCACCTGTTTGCATTTCATAAGTCATTTCTCTCATAAAATAACTAGCAAATATAGCTTCTTGAGCTTGAATTGCTAAACTATTAAATTCTTCTGGAGTTATATAGCCTCTATTATCTTTGTTAGTGATAACAAGAACCGCGTTGTATACAGTATTTATATTTACCATTTATTTTTGTTTATTATTAGTTGATATAGAGTTGATTTCTCACTCTATATCAGGTATACTTAGCTTAACTTTTTACTTAAAGATTTCATTAAATCTAAACCTTCATCAGTTTTAAAGTACTGAGCTAAAGCAGCATAGGGATGTTGTTCAAAAGGTACTGTTAATATCTTTTTACCATTAGCAAATTTAAATACAGTATTTTCATCTGTTAATTTAATTATACTAGCTTCAACAGCTCTATTAGCTAAATTTCTTAATTGAAGATCTTCATCTTCACTTAATTCTATAAAAAGCTGAGGATTATCTCTTGCAAAAAGAAAGGCATCTCTTTTTAATTCTTTAGATCCTAATTTAGAAATATCGCTACCAATTTCGGTACGCATTATTGCTTCTAAATGACTGATATCTAATTCATTTACTAAGTTTAAAGCTTCTAATTCCATTTCAATCCAATCAACTTGATCTTGAGCGTCTTTTGCTTCATCTACTTCTTCCCATAAATTACCTTTTCCTAACGGATGGTATATGGACATTAGTTTTTGTAAAGCTTGTTTTTGTCTAGGCACAAACAGTGCTCCGTCCTCAAACATTACATGTTCTAATAATGCCGCACCTTTTTGTTCTTCAACAAATAAAGTTGGATGATTAGATGTTAGTCTTAACTCTCTGGATTCACCTGTTGTTTCATTAAACCATAATAATGGTTTTCTAGGTGTATTTCTAGTTTGTATTGACCAAGTTAGTGGAGCTCTTCCACCAGTTATTAGATAAGTTCTGTCTTTTATTTCCCATCCTTTTTCTTCAGGAGAAACTCTGCCAGAATCTGTTTTATTTGTAGTTGTAGTCATGATTAAATAATATAAAATAAGAATATGGGCTCCGAAGAGCCCGTATCCTGGTTAGTAAATTAAGCGTCTTTGAATAGTACAAAGTTATTTGCCGCTTGTGTGATAAGACATCTTTCACTTAAGTAATTGATTCTCATTTCATCAACGTCAGTAGTTACAGCGCCTCCAACAGATCCTGTAATCCAAGATTTGTTTTTACGATTATCTACTTCTGATGCTCGGTATCTTACATGTAAGAATGGTCTCTTGATATTTTGACCTAATTGTTGGTCATAAACTGTAGAAGTACCTGCTGGCACTAATACGCCTTCAATATCTCCAAAACCTCCACGAGTTGACCAGTCATTTAAGTATTTCCAATCAGTTTTGTAAAAGTCATAAGAACCTCTACGGTAACCTGTAAATCCTAAATTAAGGGCCATATCTTCATCATTGTTGAATACTCCATAAGAAGTACCACCAGCGTAAGCTCCATTTTGTTGTGCTAGAATGTCATCAATTTCTAAAGAAAGATCTCTATTTAAGAAAAGCATGTTTTCCTCAATAGCACCTTGCTTATCTAATTGCTTAAGTACTGCATCAAAATCTGTAAGCGCACCACCACCGGCAGCTTGTGCTCCAAATCCTGAGTATACATTTCCTCTAGCTTCTAAAGAAGCAAAGAAACCTTCAGTACCTTTTGCAGTTTGAACTGATCCATATCCTAAGACAGCACCTGTTCCGTTCTGTAAAACACCTTCAACCATAGACATTTCAAGATAGTCTTCCCAACGAAGTCTATTTTCATGTTCTGATTTCATGTACCACAGATATCCATTAGCGCCATTTTCAGAAGTAACTTCAATCCAACCGATCTGAGCTGTGTCAGAACCGTTTATAGAGTAGTTTTCTTTTAAAATTATAGGCGAATTAGCAAAAGTAGCATAACTAGGATCTAATTTGCCAAGAAAGTTTGACGTTCCTTTTGCGAATTCAGAACCATAAGCAATAACGGTAAAGCGATCAGCAACTATAATTGTTGGTACACTTCCGTATGTTTTAATTGAAAAATGTTGAGCACTAACAAAAGTTACAACACCTTTAACTACAGCTGCTCCAGCTGCTCCAACCGCTGACGTAGCGCTTGATTGCTTTTGGATCATTACTGTTTGACCTATTCTAAAGTTAACTTGTGTTGTTTTTTCAGTTGTTGAACCTGTACTAGAAACCGCCGTTTGAGCTGCTGCTGGTACATTATAATGCTGAATATTACCTCCTGCTACTACTGCCGCTGCTGCTGCTGCCGCTGTTGCTGCATTATTTGCTACGTGTAAACATCCTACGTATCTAGTATGTAATCTTCCTTGTTCTGTCCAAATAATTTGGTCAGAAGCTGAAGGCATCTCAGCTGATACCATACGTAAAAAAGCTCCGATAGTACGATTTCCGTATCTTTCTACTTCCTTTTCATATACATCAGGTAAGAATTGTTGTCCCCATTGTGAAAAAGTTGTATCTGTGAAATTGATATAATTTCCAGCGTACATATTTTTAGTTTGGGTTGGTTGTAAGGGTGCGGGGAAACTCCCCGGATTAGCTACAAAAGCCATATTGTTTTGATTTTAAGTATTAATTTTTATTTCCATTTCTTCATTCGCAACTTATTAGGATTATCATTATCATTTGAAATAGCTCGTACTCCAGATGTATTAGCTTTTGGTATTGACGCATTATCTTTTCTTGGATCCATATTTATATTTTTAGCTTTTTTAGCACGTTCACGTATTGCATCGGCACGGCCTTGCTCGTAAAAATGTCCAGCTATTTTATCTGCATTAGTTGCAGTAAATAAAGATTTATGATATTTTGAAACGTCTTTAATTTCACCCTTATCATCTAAGTGTGAAGAAATCCAATTATTAATAGAATATTGATATTCTTTTACCTTTTGTGGGTTTTCAACTTTATAACGGTATTTGTTTTCACCAACCTTAAAATCAAAACCTTTGAAATCTTTGTTAAAAACTTTATCCGTATTAAGTTTAAATTTTTCAATTTTAACCTCATTTTCGGTTTGTTGCTTTTTGTAACTATCATAATGGTCAATAGCTTCTTGTTGTTCTTTAGGTATATCATTTTGCTTTCTTAACTTAAGATCAGCATAATATTCCTCTTTACTAGAGTTGAAGTGATTTTGAGCATTAAATAGTTCTTCTTTAAAAGCCAATTGCTTAGCTTTTATATCTTGAGGATCATCCTCATCTCCATTATAGGCAAAATTTTTATTGAATAAAAAATCAATATCATCAGTATCTAAATGGGGTTTTGTTTTTTTGTAATATTCTCTTAATAAACTAGTGTTATCCATTTTAGACACATCGCGATTGAGATTAACATAATCTTCAACTGTACCGCCAGTGTCTTCCATAAACTTAACAAGTTTATCTATATTTTCTGGTAAAACTTGATTTTCTTTTACCAATTCATCTTCTTTGACTGAAGCAACAGTTTCAATTGTTTCTTCAACTTCATCATCTTTTATTAATTCTAATGGAGAATCAGGTTCTTCTAGTACTTCTTCCTTGTTTTCAGTGATTTCATCTTCCTTATTGGGCTCGTCCCGCAATGCCACTTTGGTTTCTTCCCCGCTTTCAGTGCTTTGCTTTCCTGTGTCTTGCACGCTATCAGTTGTTTCCCCTTGTACGGCATTTTTTTCAGTTTTTGCAGGTTCGTCTAAATTTACTTTGTAAACCCCATCGTCTTGTAATCCAAAAGATTTATCAACTTCTCCATTTTCTACAGCTTGTTCTAAAACTGCAGTTTCTTGAGATTGAGGATTTGTATCCGCATCTGGTACGGCTTGTACTTGTACTTTTTCTTCCATAATATAATATAATTAATTGTTTTTTACCTTGGTTCAAATCTAGATAAATCAATACCACCTAGTACATCATTACCTTTTGATTCAAATGATTTTGCTGGCTTACCCGTGTCTGGTGGTCCAGCAATACTACTTACTGACATTTTAGTATTTGCAATTTCTCTTTGCGTTTGATTTTGAGCTTCTACTAATTCTTTTTGAGCTTGAAGTTCTAGCTCTTTTAATTGAACATTTAACTCATATTCAAATTGCATTAATTCTCTTTTTGTTCTAGCTTCAACTTCTAGTTTTTTAATTTCAAATTCTACATCAGCTTTTCTGTATTGAATTTTAGATTCAGTTTTAACTTGCTCTGCTTGTGTTTTAGCATTTTCAACTTCTATTTGAGCTTGACCTTGCGCTTGCGCTTGTGCTGCGCTTGCTGCAGCAGCTTGTTTTTGATCTACTTGCTGCTTTTGTATTCTTCTGTATTTTAATAATTGATTAGCTAATTGTATATTTCTTATTTCTCTAACATCTATAGCATCTTCTAAAAATATACTACCTGCAGCTAATGCTACTTGTATGTTAGCTTCTACTAATTGCTTTTCTTGCTCATCTGGTTCTAACTCTAAAAATATTCCAAAATCATGCAAATGCATGTCCTTCATTTCTTCTAAAGATCCTACTGAAAAAGATCCTAAAGCACCTATAAAAGCTTCTTTAGTTGGGTGATATTCTAAAACATCTTTAAATCTTAAAGCTATACATTCAGCTATCTTGTTAGTTATAAACATACTACTATCTAGTATATGTCTAGTTGCAACATTACTATTTGCTGCAGCTAATTTTTGCACACCGACTAATGATTTTGGATCTGGATCAGAACCATCTCTAGCCTCGTTTAATCCAGTTATATCCCTTATCATTTGAATATACTGATTATAAGCACCAACTAGTATTTGAACTTGACCACCACCACCGCCTGGAAGTTCTGTTATAGGAACTTTTCCTATGTTTTGATCACCATCAACATTCAAAGATCTACCTATAATTGATCCTGTTTGAAAGTACATATTTAAAGCCTCTTGAGGATTATAATTAGTACCATTACCTAAATCTATTTCAGCTAATCCATCAGCATCTAGATAAAC